AAGCAGTAGAAAAATCATTCACAAAACGATTATGAATCGGAACAATAATATCCCCAGTACAGATAATAGCAAGTTGCAGAACATCCCATGCATAAGGAGCCCTTGCAACAAAATCTTTCCAAGTAAAATTCCAACACTTAACAATATCGAGATCGCAATCATCTTCCATGATGACTGCATAAGGACTATCCGAAGTCTCATACCAATTCTTAATTGCTTTTAAGTGAGATGTGACACATCCAATCTCACCAGTAGTCATGTTTTCGGGATAAGTTCCTTTAATAATTTCACTTAGGTCATCATCCCTACCATCATAAGCAGAGATACGAGTATAATTTTCAATTTTCCAATAATCAAACTGCCTTTCCATATACTCTTTTCTTTCGGGTTGCCCATCAAGATTTAGATAGTATATGGGACCAAAGTTTTCAAGTTTATATGCTGCTTTGTTTTTATCCATTAGATTACTTTCCACCCCTCACAATAAACATCTTCAATGATTTTATCTGCATATGCAGGTCCAAACCAAAGTTTTGGAGCAACTACTTTACCCCTACCATTTTGCAACCATGCTCCCCACCAACTCAAAGAACTATTGGCAATAATTGCACCGGAGCACAATGACATCAAACAAACATCAACATATGGAATATAAGATCCATCAGGATATTTATCTGAAGGTTCTGAAATTAAAAACCTATCGCTAGAAAATATCTTTTGATCCTTTACCCAGTCAGGAGAATCTGAAAAAATAATTACAGGAATATCTTCATCATATTCTCGCAATGCATTTTCATAATATTCTATAGGTTGTGGAGGGTGCTGAGAAGAACATTCAGTGTAGGCCCACTTAAATCCCCTATCACTCAATGTAGGATCTCCCCTACGAACATGAAGAAAGATTGGTTCCCTATCTAGGGCATCGATCATTTCCCTACAAGGAATTAATATTGTATCATGAAAAGTAAAGTCTTTTCTGAGATCACCTTCTACATTTTTAAAATACTTTTCAGTTTGAAAAAAACCCAAAATGTTTTTTTCATCTGGACAATGATTGAAAAATTCTTCATCAAAATGAAATTGCTTTTCTTGAAAAGTATCAGAAGTTTTTAACCACCCAACATTTTTATTTGTAGACATTTTAAAAGATTCAAACAATCCATAATTATGATGTTGAATCTTTCTATCTGTAATGGGTGGTATTGTATAATCAACGCCAATATTTTTCGCAATTCCCTTTAATGCTGCATATTGAAACATTTGATTACCAAACCTTCCCATTGTAGCAAGATTATTAAATCCAATCATTTTCTATGATACCGGTTGCTATATTTTTTACGAAGAATAGTCAATCCATTGTTCCATGGAAGAGTTGACCATTCCCAAAACTGCGGATTAAGCTCTGCTACTGCTCTATATGGTCCACCATCTGCCCACTGTGAACCTCCATGAGAAAGATCACAATGATAAAAAGGATCAGTATTTCCATACATCAAGTCATGAAGAAGTATTATACTTGAAGGTCCGACATACCTATCAAGATATTCAAGTTCTTTTTTTACGTGCTCATAAGAATGCCAGTCATCAACAAAAACAATATCCATCTTTTTTTCTTGAGGCCAAGACTCCAGAAATGAAAGAGAATCCTGTTTACAAAAAGTATAATTCTCAGATTCTGGGTAATATATTGGGTCTTCAATATCAACAGACCACAGATGTCCACCATTCATCGTTGCTGCACTTAAAAGAGGTTCTGTGGTATGTCCCTCACGAACTCCCAACTCAACATAAGTTTTTCCTTTTGATGCTAGAGCAATGGAAAACAATGAAATCAAATGTCTATCAGAATCCATGTTACCATGAAGACATTTATCAATAAATTTTTCAATCATGAACATACTCCTTTTTCATTTCCTCAAATACTTTTTCAATCCCATTATCTATAGATGTTTTAGGTAACCACCATCCAGTAATATATGTGTCTGCTTCATTTCTCTTATCCAACTGAACACTATCTTTTGCAAGTCCAGGTTTAATTCTTACATCATACTTACCAATTCTATTGAAACATCCCTGAATAATTGATGCAATTTCTTTGATAGATGTAGATCTAAAAGAAGTAATGTGGAGAGGATCTTCTGGTTTGAAGTCAATATAATTCTCCATAACTGTTTCAAGTGCTTCACAGCAATCTTCTGCATAAAGAAATTGACGCTCTTCTGTACCATCAGTAAGCATCTCAAACTCACCCTCCTCAAATCCTCTACGGATAAAATCAGTGATAACATGTGCCTTCTCATGGTCTTTCTCAATACCATAAACATTCCAAAACTTAACAGTCAATCCGTTAAGAGTTTTGGTATACATTTCACCAACTCTCTTCATAACACCATACGGAGAATAATTCATGTTACTCATTTGAGATGATGCAAACACAAATCTCTTATTATACTTTTTTAACAGACCAAAAGAATTAGCCATCAAACGAGTATTATTGTCGATAAATTCAAAAGTATTTTGATACTTTTGAAGGTAACGAGAACCACCAACATCAAATGCAAGAAAGAATACAAAGTCTGCCGTCTCAATTGCATTCTCAAGATATTGATTAGGAATAATAGTCATATCGTGATTTGGAGTTTCCACCTTATCAAAATCAATAACCACATGTCCCTTATTACGAAGGTAATCTGACAAGTAGGCCCCAATCTGCCCGCTTGAACCTAAGATTGTAATTTTCATTTCTTAATCCAATCAATAACATCTACTTCAGGTTTCCATCCTATGACTTCGCCTATCTTATCTATATTAGCAATAGTAGTTTCCATTTCACCAGATCTTTTGGGAATGAAAGTCTGATTGTCTGAGATTGCATTGGCAATTTCTTTTACAGAATAATTCTTACCACTACCAACATTGAATACTTGTCCATAATATCCTTCAAGACTTGACGTTGCCGCAAGATAGTTCGCTCTTGCAACATCACCAACATAGATAAAATCTCTTCTCTGTTTTCCATCACCCACAATAGTGAGTGGTGTTCCAGCATCTTTTTGCTTTTGAAAGATTCCAATAACAGGAGCATACTGTCCTACAGTTGGAGATCTTTCACCAAACACATTAAAGTATCTTAGTGTTATTGTTTCCAATCCATACAGTTCATAGTACATCTTACAGAATTTTTCTGCAGAAACTTTAGATGCTGAATATGGATTTAGACAATCGTCAGGTTGTGTTTCAACATTTGGATAGGGGTTGTTTCCATATCCAGAAGAAGTAGAAGAATAGATAAAACGTTTTACACCTGCTTCTCTAGCACACTGTAGAGTTACAGTAGTTCCAACACAGTTCTTATATACAGCATCAACTGGATTTTCAATTGACGGTTGAAGTCTAGATTCTGCTGCCAAATGAAAAACATAATCTACACCATCAAATAATGGACGCATTCTTCCATAGTCTGTAATATCTACTACCTTTGCAATTCCATTATCATTCCAATAAAAGTTTTCATTATTGGCAGACATGTTATCTACAATGATAACTTCGTTTCCACGTTCAATAAGATAATCTACTAAGTTTGAACCAATAAAACCAGCACCACCAGTAACTAAACACTTACTCATAACTTAACCTGTTATAGATTGACTCAAAAATTTTTCTTTTTAATTTAGTAGTTGAATACCCATGGTCTCTGTTAATAAACTGAATGGGAATACTCAAGTCCTTTCCGGTATAAGAACCATCGGCATAGTCATCACCAACAAATCTAATATCATAATCATCAAGATAAGATAGAAAGGTTTCTTCCGCCTGATAGATAACGATATCATCAATGTATTTTATTGCTCGCAGAATTTCTTTTCTGTCTTCCAAAGATTGCGATGGTTTTATCTTACTTGCTCTTGCCATTGACGGATCTTCATGAAGAGCCACCGTAAGATGATTACAATACTTTTTACAGTCCTTGAACATCCTCACATATCCAGGATGAATCAAATCAAATGCACCAGCAACTATACCCCTTTTAAGTGGTTGCGTTTTCATCCATTCGGATACTTCTATTCCTTTATCATCTATGAATAAGTCTGCAGTTGGTTTATGAAACATTGGTTCAAGTTCATGATACTTGTATCCCCACTTATCTAATTGCTTACATGTAAGTTCGGTATGGTCAATACCAGAACCTCTACCACGAGCAGTCATTATAATGATATAATGACCTTCATGATAAAGGCGATTGAGTGTTTCTACCATCAATGGAATTGGAGTGGCATTAACATAGTCCGGTTTTCCTTTTTTGTTATTGGGAGTATCACAAAGTGTCCCATCAATATCAAAACAATATCTCATACAACTCCATGAAGAAAAATCTGATGAACACATTCCACTACACCGTAACTTTCACTTGCAATATGATAGTTCCACAATGCATTGGTTGCTCTGGTTCGAATAGTGTTTTCTGGAGAAAATCCAGTCAATACTCCATAATCAATTCTATTCTCTTCACACCATGTCAGACAATTCAAAATGTTCTTTGACTCACCACCAGAACTCATAAGAACAACCAAGGTTTCTTTCTCCACATAGTATTCCAGAAACTTCTGATATGCATTCTCATACCCAAAGTCATTTGTAAGCATGGTAAGCATAGAAGGATCTGAAAGAATAGAAACTTTCTTACCCCTAAACTTCATATAATCCTGAGAAATGTGTGATGCAACTGAACTACTACCACCATTACCCAAGATTATAATACGTTGATGATTATTAAATGCTTCTTGAAATTTCTCAAATTCACTACTCATATGAGCAGATTCAAGAGTATTAATATATTCTTTAAACGGATTCACCCAATACTCCATCAGATACTGCATTTATTCTAACTTTATTATAAGGTATTGTCAACTGTCCAGGATGAGAAAAGGTTAAAAAGAATCCCCCATTACCAGCACCACACAATTTATGTGCAATGACTGTAGTATTTTTTTCTAGATGACTATCAATTTCTTTTATTTTTTCGTTTTCAGTGATAGAGGATGTAGTTGATTTTTTCTGCTGCCATCCATCATTAATCAATTCTAAAAATTGAGAGTAATTATTCTCTGATAATGCATCATAAGACTTATCAACGGTTTCCAATAAAGGATATATTTTATCTAAATTGTCTGTCACATTCTTCAAAATTTGTTTTGAATTTCTGGTAACCCCAGTGAACACCAAGTTCATTTCATATCTCTTGAAAATGTCCAGAGGAAGATACTCATACTTTATACTATTCTTATTGAAGAATTCAATTCTTTTAAATCCACCAATACCACATCCATACGGATCTTGATATCCACAAAAAGGATTAAATTTTAGTTCTAACTCATATGCCAACTTGCATATATCAGATTGCGTATATTCTTCGTCAAGAAAAATACAACAAGATTTTATGAGACTAATGATATAAGATGAAGAAGATGCCAGTCCACTTCCCTGAGAATAAGCATCACTAGTAAGTGTTACTTGAACTGGTGGCATATTGAAATACTCAAGAACAACTCTTACAACATCATTATCTATCTCTTTTATTGTAGATACTTCCTCTCTTCTAGAATAGTTGATGATATATTTGTGCTTATCTTTATTGAATCCAAACTTATCTTGACTAATAGTTACATAGGTTTTCAAATCTGATGTAAAACTAATGACACTACCATACCCATACTTATCAACAAAGTATGGGTTATCAGTAGATCCACCAAACAAAGATATTCTTAATGGGCAAGAAGAAATAATCATCTATACTTTCTCAGATACTTTTGATTAGAATAATAAGATTTTAATTCATCCTTATTCATTTTTTGTAGAGACTCCCACAATTGAAAATTCTCACTCATGTAAGGATTACCTTGGACAGACGCAGGCCATGAGTTCCGTCCTCTACTGTGCTCTAAATGATAAATGAAATTATCTATTCTGGCAACCCTATAACCAAGAGTTGTAAACCTGAAATATCTTTCCTTGTCCTCTGGTGATGAACCTCTAAAGTTTTCATTCTCCATTCCACCCTCAAAGTATACGTCCCTATCGAAGAACTGAACCCAACCAAAGTCAGAAGACCAGACTTTTGATTTGTTCTCTAGAATAGAGAAGTCACAGTTAGAGTTCAAAAACTCAGAAACAAGTTCATCATCGGCAAGAACTTGTTTCTGCCAATTACCATTGCCATAAGGATACACAACGTCTGCTTCATCATCCATAATCATCCGATAAGATTCTATATATGATTCAATGGGAAGAAGAATGTCACAATCACAATTGACAACCACCTTTGTAGTTGTCATGGCAAGCATTTCATTTAGGATATGCATCCTGTAGAACACAGGATCCTCAGACTTCTCAAACACATGTTTAAGAGAACTCAAATCATCGTAGAACTCTTTCAACTGGGGAAGAATGTCCTCCTTGAAAACAGAGGTTGTATCAACTTCCTTGATTATAATATTAGTGTCAAAGTTTTCGAGAAGAAACACAATACTAGTAAGGACATTACGCATTCTGTCCTCACTCTCAATCCTGACTGGGATAATAAAAGTAGCTTCTTTTAAATCTTGTTTCATTTTTTCAAGTACTGTGAATCATGATATTCTTGATCGAAATTATTTGGTTTTGGAATAATCACTTTAGATTTACATCCACTCATCCACCAAGATACCTCATCAAAAGTGCTATCATAAGTACCTATAATTTTAGAACACTTTGATAAAATTAGCAACTCAATAAAAGCATCGGTGGTAATCTGAATATCATCATGATGACCAGATTCAGCCTGATGTGGATTATTGAATAATTGCCTTTCATATGTAACTACCCTATCACAATACTTATCCACAAAATACTTTTGAACATCTGAATTATCTGAGCAGAGAAAGAACTTTTCTGGATTCAACTTATCAATTTGTTCTTCAAAAATATCGTTACTGTGAAATCTATTTTTTGAACAGTACCAAGATCTTATATGGACTCCAACCATATCTTTCCAATCTTTAGTAAAGTCATTTACATAATCAATAATGCCCCGATTAATTTCAAGTCTCTTAATGATATTAGAATACTTCTCAATAAAATATTGAGGAGTCTCTTCATACAACAAGTCTATTGTTCTATAAGTTTCAGTGTACTTCTCCTCATCTGTTGAAATATGCAGTCTCCAATTTTCTTCATAAGGATTTACCACATCATCCAACAACTTTACTGACGGAAAAATATAATTTATGGGTTCATGCAATGTACCAACTTCTTCAAATTGAGACATTGCACTCATAATATTTTTGATTCTATTTGCTATGCCAGCATGACTTGTAACTGTGACTAACATAAAATTTTCTCCCAACCACTTGGATATAAATCATCAGTACTAATAGATGAAAGTCCTGGACCATACCAAGGTTTTGGAGAAATAACTCTTCCCCTATTACCTAACCAGGATCCCCACCAAGAAAAGGTGCTGTTCGAAATAATAAAATCATCACATCTTGATATTACACATAAATCAACGAATGCTTTTTCAACCTTTGTTTTCTCTTCGACAAAGATAAAATTGTCCCCTTTAAAATGTTTCTTATAGAGTTCTATATTATTTGAACAAATTAAATACAATCTATCTTTACCAAGTTTTTCAATTGCTTGCTGATAATAATCAATAGGAATATTTCTGTGATTAGTATTGCAACCAGGATAATCAAACGAATCATTATAGTGTCTTGCACAGATTGATACTGGATTTTCTTTTAGGTATTTTCCGTAGAGTATTTCAACCTCTTCTTGAATTTCTTTTTTGAATATAAAATCAAGTCTGATTAATTTTTCTGCATTCTTAAAATATCTTTCAGTTTGAAAATATCCAGTGAGAGTCACATGGTTTGGACATTCGTCAAATAGTTCTTGGCAGAACTCATGAGATTCATGCAACTGAACTTCATCCCCGTCAATAATTCCATACCTATCACCACAGTGTAGCATCTCAAAACATCGTGTTAGGTCACAATCTTCGGGGATTCTGAAATCGTATCCTTTGTTTTTAGCAATTCCAACAAGAGCGGCATACTGGAACATTTGATTTCCTATTCTACCATTCTTTCCAAGATTATTCATTCCAATCGTCATAACTCAATTCCCATGTTTTGCTCTTTCAATCTATTATCTATTATATCACCCACATCGGAAGAGTAAAATTCATGCCATCCATGAGGATTTCCAGTGAAGTAATAATGATTTGCATCATATATATCTTTCATCTTTACCTTTTCCCAATACTCTCTCGATTGTATCTTGTAATGGTTTAGAAGAAGTTTTGGATTCTCCTCATCTGTTTTATATCCAAGATTTATTGTAGGACCGTCAGTAAAAATGTCATGGACATTGAAGTGTTTGATATTAAAATCGGAATTTGCTATTCCTTTCGCAGCATTGAATGTCTCCCACTGAGGTTCAAATTTTCCTCTGGGATTCATACAATCATTTCTAGTGAAAAACACTCTAACATTGTACTCAGCTCTTTTAGTAAAGTTTTTAACAATACCATCCTTTGGATGTTCAATAAAATCATTAGAGTTAAACCATACCCAATTAGTAAGAATAGTTCCATAGTCCTCATATTGAACTAACAATTCCTTTAAGTCAATATAATCTGGACTATAAAGATATTCATCAGAATCGAGGTGAGCAATCCACTTAGATTCTTTAGTGAGAGGAAGTCCATACTTATTTGTAATATCAATCTGTCTTCCAGTGTATCTTTCAGAAACTTCGTTCATAATCAAAGTTACATATCCCTCGTCAATGTATGGTTTAACAATGGGAAGGTAATCATCATCACTAAAATCATCAATCAGATAAATGTGATCTGCACCATGATACTTATAATGTTCTATCCATTCTTTAAGATTCCAACTTTCATTTCTAAACATCGAAAGAATAGAAAAATAATACTTGCGTGTCATTTTACAATCCCATACTTTTTGTGACAATATTTAAACTCTTCAATAACTTCTTCCTGACTTATGGATTCCTGCCATGTATCTTTTCTAACTCTATTTCCAATCAAAGTATCATTCAAGTAGATTGGGTGTCCATAATTCAAAAACATATTATAATAAAACTCAACGTCCATTAACATGGCAACATTTTCATCGAAGCGAATCTTATTTTCTTTCTTAAATGAAACAACAGATGGAGCACCGATAAAATTATGTCCTGGAGATTTTATCATGTTTGAATCCCATCTAGGATTGATGGGATGATAAAAAGTGTGTCCATCATCTTTTGTATGAATACACCCATTAACTAACCACATGCTCTCACTGCCCATTAGTTCATTATAAATTTTTTCTAATGCAGTGGTATCATATAAGAAATCATCCTGAAAGAATACCTTTACAACATCTCCAGTTGCATGATTAATAGCAACGTTTGTATTGGCACACGGGTTCCCCCTACTCTCCTGATTCCTAATGTATTTGATATTCAAATTGTATTCATTTAAATCACAAAACTTCTCAACATTATCTTCGGTGCTGTGATCAGAAACTACTACCTCAACTTCTTTTAGTGTTTGAATAGAAATGGTTCTGAGCAAATCATCAAGGAATTCTACACCTCTATCAAAATGTTCGTAAGCAGGAACAGCAATTGATACCTTTACTTCCATACTTTAGCACCGCCGTTGATACCATCTTCATAGATTTCAAAACGGTATCCGTGTTTATCTAACCATTCCCTAAATGCTTTTCTTTCGTGGTGATCATAATCTGGCTCATGTCCATGCCAATCATCAAATCTGAAATAGATTTCATCCCACTCACACTTGTCAATGAACTTAAACGCAGAGACAGTTGGTTCATAAATGTCCAAATCAATGTGAACCGCACCGATTTTATTGATACCATATTCAGACGGATCTTCAAGTTTATGAACGTCTTCAATAACAAGAGTTACATTTTCATTATGTTTTAGTCTATCAATCACTCCTTGAACTGTTTGAGGAATCCAAGTGTATTGAGGATCTCCTACACGAAATGCGCCAGGAGTCCATCCAGAATAGTGTGGAGTAGGTTGTGAGGTTTGCTCTAAACCTTCGAAATGATCAAACCCAAACACTCTCCTATCTGGATTAGCTTTTGCGATTGGATCTAATGTTCCACCAGAACAGACACCAAACTCCAAAATATCTCCCTCTCCTGCCAGTTCAGAGATTCTGTCAGCAAAGTCAAGATGACTTAGAGTATATGATAGAGTGTTTCTATCTGTTCTTTTTGTTCCTTCAGGAAAAACGTTATCAACCTCTACAAAAGAGGGGGGATTGTAACTCGACATAATTTTTTTCAATTTCGTTTTATTTATTGTGATACTTCCACACCAGGTGGGAGATTTCTATGAAATCCAAATGGGATGATATTTCTATTTTCAGGAACTGGTGATTCATATGAAAAATATTTTGCCAGTTCTAAGGGAGCAATTTTACATCCCTGCGATTCAAAAATGTGTTTGTTATGCACACAAATGTTTCCATCTTCATTTGTATTTTTTGAACCAAACATTTTATAGAAATTTGGTTTGTCAGAAACGCGATAAGGAACTTCAACTTTTGTGGGAACTTCCATTAGTTTTTTAGAACGAAGAGAAAATCCTCCGTTACCAACTCTGACATGCTCATCATACGGAGTAATGTACGAACCCTCACTGTAAGGCCATGGAGCACCGATATAATCATAGTCTAGAAATTCATCAGTCCATGCATCAGGATTAATAATAAATCCATGATCTTGAACGATTAGTCCAAACTCCATATTAATGTGTTTGTACATGTGATACAAAATGTATTCATTATACTCATCAATATTCGTGAGTGGTTTAACCTGTTCTTCCACAATTATACCATCTTCATCCAAACTATCTTTATATTTTTCAACATAGTTTGGAGTAGTTACTAATTTTACTTCACCAAAAGAAGCCACATCCATACAAGTATAAATGCCCTTAATCGTATCTTCAATACGAGGTGTATTGTCTATAGAAAAACACGTAACCCTTGAAAGATTAAGCATAGTTGTTAATTACCTCTCCAATATGATTTAGCATATCATCATTAATAGTAGGTGAACATCCAAGGAAAAATACTTTGTTCAGAACTTGATTGGATTCAGGATATTTAAACGCATCATCTAAGTGAACGTATCCAGGGTGAAGGAGAATATTACCAGCAAAATAATTACGTGTTTGAATTTTATTTTCTTCTAAGTGCTTAACTAAAGAGTGCTTCAATTCTGGAGTATCACACACGATTGGAACTCCAAACCAACTAGTCTCAGAATCTTTTCTTTCATTTACAACTCTACATCCAGATATAGTTTCAATCATGCCGTGAATTGTTTCTTTATTCTTACGACGTATCTTGTGAATCTCATCAAACTTCAACAACTGAATTGAACCAACCGCACCCTGAAGATCAAGAGGTTTGAGATTATATCCCATCTGACCAAAGACATACTTGTGATCGACAATATCGTCATAATCCTCCAACCATTTATCAAATCTACGTCCACATACACCATTGGAAAGTAGATTCTGCTGTCCAACACAGTAACAACCACGTCCCCACCAAGCAAAACTGCGAGCAAGATCTACAACCTCTTTAATATTTGAAGATACCATACCACCTTCAATTGTGCATATGTGGTGTGCAGGATAGAACGAGCAAGATGCAGCAACAGCGTGCTTTGTCAGGTAGTCATTCTTATATTTACTACCAAGACTATCACAGTTGTCGGAGATTAGTTTAATTCCTTTACTATTACAAATATCGATAATTCTATCCATATCATATGCATTACCAAGCACTGGTGAGGAAAAGACTGCGCGGGTGCGTTCGGTAATCTTTTCTTCTACTTGATCGATATTCCAATTAAGATCTTTCCAGGTGATATCAACAAAGACTGGTTTCAATCCGTTTTGAACAATTGGTGCAATGGTAGTGGCAAATCCACAAGCACAAACAATTATTTCATCGCCATCACTCCACCCAAAATACTTTTTAAGGGCAGCAATCATCACAAGGTTTGCGGATGAACCAGAGTTCACCATCACAGAATAATCAAACCCAAACTTGTTTGAGAACTCACGCTCAAACTTGTTTACCTTCTCGCCAGAAGATAACCACTTCCCTTTCAATACGGCGTAGATAAGTTCTTGTGCTTCCAAATCATCCCAATAAGGACCAGAGTAATATATTGATTTTCCAGGTTTCCAATCTTTATTCGCCATGAAAGGAAAGATGCTATCATCAGATTCCTTTGCATCTTGAATAAACTTATCAATTAGTTGATACATAATTCTTCGATAATCTCTTCGGTGGAAATGGTTTGTTTGAAACCAAGGTTTTTTAGTTTAGTTGTATCATACCAAAAATCTTTTGCTTGAACAACTTTATGAAATTCTGCAGCTTCCCTGCAGTATATACCACCTTTAGAATTTAAAAATTCTTTGGCTAGATTCATTATATCACACAGTTGTGTTGGTTGTCCACTACCAATATTGTAGATTTCATTAACGTTTCCTTCCTCCATCACCAAATGGATGGCACGACAAACATCACCAACGTGCATAATATCTCTAATTGGTGTTCCATTATCATACAAGTAAATATCCTCATCTTTTTTCAAGTTATTAATCATGTAAGTGATGGCATTCTTTTTCGTTGAAGTTCCCCCATCACTACCACCAAGGACATTGCAAAGTCTCAAAATCCTATATTTGCATCCAAAAGTATTGCAGAAAGAAATAATTAAATCTTCTGCCGCTTTCTTAGTAATTGAATAAAATCCAGTTGGATTGCATGATGATTCTTCCGTGGCAGGTAAATCTACTGTGCCATAAACAAACCAAGAACTAATAAAGTTGAATACAATATCTTCCTTCTTACAATGCTCAAGCACTTCACAAAGAACTCTCAAGTTTGTATCAACATCCAAAGTAATATTCGAATGAACATTATAGTTATCTGTGGTTGATATCAAATATAAAATATTATTCGACTTAGGTATTCTATCTTCTCTATCTTGTCTGATTACCTCAGACGAATACATGTTGCAAAAAGTGCTACCGACATAACCAGTAGCACCGAATACATTATACATTATCCCACTCCTGTCTACATTGATCGGATGTAAATAGTCTACCAGATGTGTCCATATAATTCCAACCATCTACAATACTGCCAACAGGTCTCCACCATCCTGTAGAAGTTTTATAATCGAACCAATACTTAGGAGCAATAACATTCGGTTTTACAGAACTTGTCCAGACAGGCCAGAAAGAAAAGGTAGAAGCGGACATAATAACGTTCTTTGCATTGTGCAGGATAGACCAGTCAACCCCAATGTTTCCACCTTTGTATTTGAAGAATCCTGTCCCCTGCTCAATATCTTCCTGCTCATCAAGTATAGTCGCACCAACTACAGTTGCCCATGGGATAAACTTATGGGCATTTTCCGGATCGTCAGTCACAACCACAAACTTCATGTTTGGATTGATTTCCAACATTCTATCCCTAGCATTTGCATAATACTCAGGAGGACACCAGGAAGCGGTAATAAGATACTCACCACCACGGAAATGAATTACACATATGTCATCAGCAGAATACTCAGTGACATTAACATTGTGCTTTAACCACTCACGAATGTCATCCTTTCTATCCACAATGTATTTCATGTTCTGAAACAATCCATCCAGTTTGCTATTGTCTGGAAGTTGATTCCAAAGATAATCATCGAAAGCAATAGCATTGTTCCCACACTCAGGCATCACATCAGCCCTTTCTCTAATGTAATGCACAATCCCATCAGGTAATGAGGCAGGAGTTTGCCCTTGCACAGGTGTATGTCCACCAATAACTTCTTCACCATAATCAAAGTTGGGCATAAACTTTGTTGCTTTGAATGGTGTAGTTTGTTTTACTCCCCACTTATACCCATGCTTTTCTGCAAGAATACGTGTCACAACCAGATTCCAAATTTGGTTGCCAAGACCTGCACCACTATAAATTTCAGTAACAATCATTTTTTACTTTTGGAATAAATTTTATCAGAAATGTCTTTTCTAATTGCAATGAGATTACAACCAGCACCTTTAATCATATCACTCTTAATGATATCATAAACCTCAGACGAGAGCGGAGTTAACATATCACTATTTGTAGAGTAATAAGGATGTCTGGGATCTACACGCTGCAAGTAGATATCAAACTTTTCTTTATCAAACCAACCAATCAAATCATCTGGATTAATTTTCCTATCCAGAATACAAAGACCGAACTCAAACTGAATAATTTTAACTGCCGAGTTGATGATATTTTTTCCTCCATTGAGGACATCTATTTCCATCCCCTCAATATCAATTTTCAGAAAGTCAATTGAGTCAACAGAATTTTCTATGCAGTATCCATCAAGAGTTTTGATTTCAAATGACATTCCAGAATCGATAGATGTTGCATTGTGTGTTCTAAAAACAAAAGATTGAGTATTGGAATAATAACTCATAGTTCCTTCTTCAGAACCTATTCCATATGGATTCAAAAATATCTTATTTTCAATTGTGTCAGAGGGATTTAAATTTTCAATCTGTTCTTGACAGTTAGAAAGAAACTCCTGTACGGGTTCAAACAAATGAAACTCTCTACTCTTATCGTATGAATTTTTTATATAATCAATATCATCCCTAGATCCAATATCAAATACAACATCTACATCGTCTTTAATGAGATTAAAGAATTCAACCTCACTTTTTGGAAAACTATCTAATTCGGATTTATTATGGAAGTAAGTCATTTAATCAGGTATGCGTATTTTTCTTTGTTTTGGATTAGATATACTGGAAAATTATTTTCTTCATTTAACTCAATAGTCCTATACCTGGCATTGTCCTGTCCCAAAGGAGATCTGTCCTCTTCTATTCTTTTAGTTACTTGAGATAATAAGGTTTCATTATTCAGTTCAATATGAGAACATCCCTTTATTTTTCTCACAACTCTTTCATAGAAAGAATTTTTATTTGGACTTCCTACAGTGCTCCAATGCCATCCACCAGGATAAATTCTTGAATTATTTTCATTAGGAAGTTCTCTACGCATCTGTGTCATGGTATACTTTTTCAGAATAGAGAAACTAAACATTTTAGTTCCAATCCACCTACGTCTTCCCTCACAATCAAAATCCATTGTTTGTGAATGGATAGTTCCCGTCGTCTCAATCCAATTCAAATAACCTTGAAAATTATCTTGAGAGAAATTATATACTACATTACTGTCATAGAAACTATTCAACTCTTTTAATACATCTGGATTTGGAATTTCATCCAAATCACTCCATATGATTATATCATCATCACTACAGTGTTTTTCTAGAACTTTTTTGATGCTATCTTTTTCATAAGCATCCTGTTGAAAAGTTCTATGTCCATGAATCCCATACAAATTTGAAACTGTATCCAAATCTTCTTGAGTTGGTGAATCTATTTTCGTGTATATAATTTTATCATGAAACTCTTCAAAGAGATGTTTATTATTTTCATAGTAAAACTCTTTCTTAATTCCCGAATGAGTTTCATCATATTCAGATATTACAAAATAATCAACATAATCATTTAACAAATTAAAACGAATTTCGAGAAGATCGAGTTCGCCGTTGAATAAAAATACGTCAAATACTTTCATAATTTCTCCGAATTGATTTGCTCAGTAATCCACCCATAAGTTTTAGCAATACCCTCTTCAAGAGTTTGGGAATAATCCCATCCCAGTTTCTCACGAATCAAATCATTATTAGAATTGCGACCACGGACCCCAAGAGGACCGTCAATATGATTTTTACTTACTTCCTTACCAGCAACCTTAGAGGCAGTATCAACCAGTTGATTGATAGTAACCATTTCTTCGGATCCAATATTAACTGGTCCGATAAAATCAGAATCCATAAGTCTACGGGTTGCTTCAATACATTCATCAATAAACAAGAAAGAACGTGTTTGCAGTCCATCACCCCACACATCAATAGTTCCACCTTCTTCTGGGAGATATGCTACCTTACGGCAGATTGCTGCTGGTGCCTTTTCTCTTCCACCATCCCATGTACCTTCGGGACCAAAGATATTATGATATCTGGCAACACGAACAGGAATATTATAATTGCGATGATAGGCAAAATAAAGACGTTCCGAAAAAAGTTTTTCCCACCCATACTCCGAATCTGGGTTTGCAGGATATGCAGAATCTTCACGGCAATCAGGATTATCTGGATCTAATTGATTGTGTTCTGGATACATGCAAGCAGATCCAGAATAGAAGATTTTAGTTTTATTTGTTCCTTTAAAATCATTAAGTTGCCTCTGTGCTTCGAGAACATTCAGATTAATTGTAGCAGAATTGTGCATGATGTCTGCATCATTTTCACCAGTAAAAACAAATCCTGCTCCACCCATATCAGCAGCAAACTGATAGATCTCATCAAAGGTATCAATATACTTTGATGCTACAAAGTGATAAAAGTTTCCAAGATATCCTTTGAAAGTAATAACTCTTTCTACAAAATTAAGATCTCTCAGGTCTCCTTGAATAAATTCATTTGCTTCCGTAGGTGAAAACTCCGGGCGTTTGAGATCAACTCCACGTACCCAATATCCTTCTGATCGAAGTCTTTTTACCATGTGACTTCCAATGAATCCACCAGCACCAAGAACAAGTGCTGTCTTCTTATATTCACTCATATAAAAAATAAATTTCTGTTGTATTTATTATATAAAAAAAGAGGGGTCTTGTAAACCCCTCTTAGTAATATTCAGGCTCGCCAAGTTATTTTGTTGACTGGGTAATAACTAAATCCCAGGCGGGAGTAACCTCCATCCGCACCACTTGCTCTTGAGAGAAGCAAGAAACTCATATAGGGTCATATTGACTCCACCAGTTCTTTTAAAGTCTCTCCGTGACTAAAGGGGGGGGTTCCCGACCAGTACTTTTTAAGTCTCTCCGTGACTCAAGCAACCTCAACAGTTTCAAGATCTTGATAGAGATACTCCATCAACATTTCATAGTCATCCATTGGATCTCCAGAAAAAACAACACCTTCGTTTTCATAGTAACGACGAACTTTTTTGTAAAGTTTCGGATTCTTTACATCAAGATAAAAGTCTCCGTTTGCTGCTCCACGAAGAGTTTGAATGTCTTTTTTGAACTTTGAAGTAAGTGCCATTGTTTCGATTGATTGCCTTAGTATTATAAGGGATTGACAGCGAACTGTCAATGCTGGTTACAGGAGTCGAACCTGTTTATATTCTGTTATGAGCAGAGCGCTATTACCGAATGGCTAAACCAGCAAAAAATCACGATGCTTCGTCGTGGTCTGTATAGATTCTCAGCAGTTCATCGTCTGCTGGAATCATAACTGCTGTGTGCCCATTTTCTTCGTTTCTGATCCCTATATGTTCACCATTCTCAACTCGTTCAATCAACGTGTCCCAGTTGTTTTGCCAGTTTTCCACAGAATAAATCTTCATTGTTGTGATATTTATAAGTCCGGATATTCAGATTTGAACTGAAATTATTCCTGCTCCCAAAGCAGGTGCCATGACCAAGTTAGGCGATATCCGGTTACTGAAATATTATAAGATTACTTTTTCTTTTTGTCAACCTTTTTCTTTCTTTTCAGTTCTTGTTTAACTGATTTACCACCACTTCGATCAGTAATCAGTTTCTTAACTTCCTTCTTGGTTGGAGGACCATCTGGACCATCATAAGATTGGAGAGTATATGTCTTTACTCCATCCTTCTCACTATAAGAACCAGGAACTGCGTGTGGAGGTGTTCCTGATTTTTTTCCTTCGCAAATTTCGTAGAACTCTCTGAATGTAAGCATTTTACTTGTCGTGTTTTTTGTCAAATGGTGCCCAGTGCTCCCACTTATATTTATGAACTGCCCACATGCCTGCTATAGGTAATACAATAAGAGAACCACTTAGGACACCAAGAAATACTGGATTGTTGAGTGCTGTTGCTACAAAGTGTGACATTATGGGTTTGTTGGGTCAATACCAAGTTCGTTTAAATAATCGATCCACCATTGTGGGTCTTCTTGTGTTTTCCAATCAGGAACCTCAAGGCCCCTCTCAGAATACCATTCCCAGAGTGCTCTGTCAATGGTCTGTGCTGTTTCAATCACTCTCTTTCTCTTCATCAACGTCTGCATATGCGTCTGCCAAATAGGGTCCGTGTTCTCGTTTGGCATCTTCTCTGACATAATCGTTTTCAGAATTTACGGCAGCAATCCACAAAGATAATTTCATTACTATGTAGATAATAACAACAGGTAAAAAGCAAGCAATAAGAATTAGTGACTTCATTCTTCCTCCTCGTCCCAGTATCCGTCAAATGGTTCTTGGCACATTTCTCTGTGCTTTAAAAACTGAATTGCTTGTTGAAGTTTCTTTTCGTCTTCTTCCGTAAATCTTTCTTCTGCTTCCATTAGTGTGCTGTTCCGTTTCCTTTGTAGTCATCAGAATCGTAGTATCCTCCGCGAGTTCCAAAATAAAAAGTAGTAAACACGAAAGGAATTGCTATTACTAATAAAAATATTCCTAGTAAATGTTCCATTTATTTAAGTGAAAGGTTTAACCAAGTAAACATTGGTGGGATTACTCCAATAAGTCGAAGAAGACCTTCAGCAAAAAGAGCAAGAACAACCCAACCAACACACATTGAAATAATCGCAGCATTACGATTATGTGTTCGTATGGCATCATCAATCATCTCCTGTACTTCACTACGACTTACAAACTCATCATGAGGCTCAATCATTCAGGAAAATCCTCTTCCAGTTCCGTTAAACGCTTTGCCCATGTTACTCCACCATCTTCCCCTCTGCAAGGGTTTATGCAGGTATCATCACCAAGTTTGTTACATACAAGACCAGCAAGATCTAATTCGTTTCCTTTCTTGCCAGTTCCTGACCAATAGTGCTCACCATTCAACCAAGTAGCACCACACTTGGGGCATTCCTTCCTATCAAGAGATAGATCGGATAGCTCTCTATTCTCCATCTTTGTACTCCTTAAGGAACTTTTCAAAGTCGGTCGTATCCTTAATAAGTTGCCTCTTAAGTTTCCAACCCATCCACTTCATTTGCGCCTTTACAAATGCATATCGGATTTGTAAGTCAAGGTAAACAAAAAGTTTCATAGTCTCATCATAACCCGCAAAAGCAACTAATGCAACAAATGTCAGCATTAGAAGATAAAACCCTGCCATTTTACAATCCCATATATTCATATGTAGACATTAAAGCATCTCTTAACATTTTAATGTCTTTGTTGTTACTAAACGGAGAGAACAGGAATCGAACCTGCGAAGGTGTTACCCCCAGCCGCTTTCAAGGCGGTGTCCTCGACCAACCGGACTCTCTCCAAATTTTATCGGATTTCGAAGTCCAATTTACGAACTTTTCTATCCCTTCTTGCCTGTTGCCAAGCAACATCTTCCTGAGTTAAGAAATTCTTTTTTCTTTCCTCTTTGTATGAGTTTAACATAACAACCTTAGATAAGTCAAGCCCTGATATCTTTTCCCCTCTTATTGTTGTCATATTAGGGCAACCACAAGTTACTGTCTTTGTAGCGTGTCCCTCTAATTCTCTATTACAATTCTTACACCTTACTCTTATCGTATCCATAATATATTCATTTTGATTTATTCAGTTTTATTTATAATGGGAGCAGAGGGATTCGAACCCCCGACATTCTGCGTGTAAAGCAGACGCTACTACCTCTGAGCTATGCTCCCATACTCCCATCGTAGGTACTGCCCCTACCAATCTCCGATTAACAGTCGGGCCCGTTCGCTTGCTCGGTCGATGGGAATAAAGGAAGTTACTGGACTTACACCAGTTCAAAGGGCATTGTCTGCTTGTCTCGATTCTTTGACTTAACTTCCTTTGGCGTCTACCTAGTTAATCGCTAGGGACTACCAAGAGCGGGGTATCGGAATCGAACCGACGACATCTAACTTGGAAGGATAGCGTTCTACCGCTGAACTAACCCCGCATATAAGACAATCATAACACATAAGTATTAGATTGTCAAGTGGAGAATAGGAGACTCGAACTCCTGACACCCGCCTTGCAAAGGCGATGCTCTACCAACTGAGCTAATTCCCCTGGCGAAGTTCTACATGAACTTCTCTGTGACAATTGGCGCAAAGTATACAACACTTGTCCAATTCCATCAATACCTTTTCCCAATTCCATTTCCGCATATTGTTCCAAGATGCTTCTTTTTTACTTGGGTCAAGATGGTGAAATTCTAAAACATCTGGATACTTATCATACCCACATCTTTCACATTTTCCACCTTTATATTCTATAGCATCAAGTTTTCTTTGACGCCATCTTTGAATACAATACTGATTAAAAGCAGATTTCTCTTCTTCAGTCATCAGTTTATAAGGTTTACTCATAAGGTTAGAATAAGTATTTCTAACCTATTTATAAACCAAGCAGGCAAGGTAGGACTCGAACCTACAATCGGCAACTTAGAAGGTTGATGCATTATCCATTATGCTACTTGCCCAGGTGAGAGACTTACACAAGGTTTGGGCCCCTGTTGCTCATAAGACAATCATACCATTTTATGATTTAATTGTCAAGTGGGCAGGGAGGGATTTGAACCCCCGTAGGCAGAGCCAGCGGATTTACAGTCCGCCTCCATTAACCACTCGGACACCTACCCTATTTTACATCAACTTCTTGGTCACCAAAATCATTATCTTCAAGACAAAGATATTCTAATTCCGTTTTACCAGTTGGCAAATTAATCCATTCATCAAACTCTTCTGCAATGGCAACAGCATCAAATTGAGACTCTACGTTTCCCTCAGAGAGTTTATGAATCCTTTCAATTGACCAATTACGAATTTGGGCGACAGGTTCAATCTTTGCATTCATAGTAATCCTTTCGGAAGTATCTGTTGAGGATGTTGCTATTATAGAATGCTGGTCCTCCTGTGTCAAGGCTTTCGGTAAGGACTCCGTTGACAAAGAGTTGTCTGGTTTCTTCGAAATTTGTTTTGCCCTTTGTTTTATGTAATGATAGGATAGTTCGACTAAAATTCTGTCTACCCAATTGTTCAATTTCTTCTTTAAGTTTCGAAAGAGGCTCATAGTAATTTTTCAAGGTTTAGATAGTTCTGAGAAATAATCTTTAGAAGCAATGTGAGGAGTGTATCCAGGATAAAACTTTTTAACGATAGAACTAATTCCCATAGCAGTAATGGCGCTTTCACAAATAACCCAGACTTCTTTTTTATCCTCTAAAACAATATGTTGAAATGGAAACTTAGTCTTCTTCATAAGTAAACGTTTTGTTTTTAACTTTTGTATCAAATTCACCAGTGCGTCCTGGTTTCATTTTCCCCACTTTAACATTTTTACCTTCTATTTATTATAAAGTTATTAATATAATCCAAAAATACTTTCATTATAAATAGTTTTATGGTAGAAAGTATTTTTATGTCTTGGAGATATAATGAATCGGAATTTGTAGAAGCTCCTAAGGGTATTGAGGGGTTTGTTTATCTCATAACAAATCTAACAAATGATAGAAAATATGTTGGCAAAAAATCTTTTTGGACAAGAAGAAAGGATAAGAAGACTGGTAGAAGAAAAACAAAGGAAAGTGATTGGAAAAAATATTTTGGATCTTGTGATGAATTAAATGAAGATGTAAAACTTCTTGGTGAAGATAAATTTTTGAGAGAAATACTCTACTTATGTCCCCATAAAAAATCAATGTCTTATTATGAAACTATGGAACAATTTAAAAGAGATGTTCTAATGACTGATGATTATTATAATACAAATATTGAAGGAAGATTTTTTGTGAGTGAGAGAGCAGGAATTTATGAAGTCGTTATGAGAAACGATAAATTCCGTGATATGAGAAGTAAAAAGATGAAAGACAAATCATATAATCCAATGTATAAACCAGAAGTTCTTGAGAAGTTTAGTAAAATGTATTCTGGCGAAGGAAATCCTATGTATGGAAAAAAACTTACCGAAGAGCATAAAAAAGCACTCACAACATCAAAAAATGTAAGAGTGAGTGATGGGGAAAATACTTGGGAAAGTGTTGTATCTTACTTAAAAGAAAAGAAAATAGGACACCAAAAATACAAAAAACAATTAGAAGATGGATTAATCTTTATTGTTAATTGATTCAATTAAAGTTTTTGGATTATCGTGACTGATTGGTAATGAGATAAACAAACCCAAAGTAGTCCCCAATATCACTAGAAGTAAAAACCTTGCCATTATAAATCCAGGGATTGTCATAGATTTCATCAGTAGTATAACTGCAACTCATTCACATAGTCAATAGCTTTGCTCAGATATTTATGAGCAAGTTCTTTCTCATGTGGAGTTGCATTTTCTCCATCAATATGATGCTTGAGTTTATCAAGTCTTGATTTGAGTGTGAAAATATCCGTAAGACCAATCATTAGAAAAAAGAGGAGTTATAACGCTCCTCTATCTATACATCCAGAGTAGTTATACCTACCCACTCTTTACAATAGTCATAATCTCCAAACAAATACTCATCATGTTTTGCTGCTTCTTTATATGCATCTATACAACAATCTATCTCAGAATAATTTGTGATGGGAGTCAATGGTTCTATATTATCCATCTCCTCCCATATAGAATCTAGATCTTCAAAGTTGGAATCCTGAGAATGTGTTTGCTTTGACATCTTGCTTAATACCCCCAACAATGTAACTTTCTACTTCTGTTTCTTGTGGTGCTACCTGAAGTCCTTTAGAAGAAATCCAGTTCTGTGTCCAAGGAAGAGGATTGTTATTTGCAGCAATGTCATATTGAGGTTTCAGACCAATTGCTTTAATACGGCGATTAGCAATCCACTCAACGTACTGTTGGAGAAGTTTATCATTTAAACCAATCATAGATCCATCTTTAAACAGATAGTCTGCCCACTTCTTCTCTTCATTTACGGCACGGTCAAACATAGCATAGACCCACTCTTCCTCTTCTTTGGCAATCTGCTTCATCTCAGGATCATCACCATCGCGCCACTTGTTCAGAATGTTTTGAGTAATGGCAAGATGCTGATTCTCATCGCGGGCAATCAAAGAAATAATCTTAGCAGAACCTTCCATAAGTTTCAGTTCACCAAAAGCAAAACTGCAAGCAAAGGAAACATAGAAGCGAATACCCTCAAGGATATTCACATTTGCAACTGCACGATAGAGTTTACGCTTAACCTCTTTTAGGGAATCTTTTGCATAATCAGCACCCTCAAGACGATGTTTCCATTGGTCAGAAACACCATAAAAATGAGCAGAGTTAATAAAGTCATTATAAGACTCTGTAACGCTCTCAGCACGTTCTAGAATGCGATGATCGCCAATGATAGTATCAAATACCACCGAAGGGTCAGAATAAACGTTTTTGATGATATAGGTGTATGAGCGACTATGAATCATTTCCATAAATCCCCACACTTCCATACATGCTTCCAGTTCAGGAAGTGAGCAATAAGGAATGAATGCCATACCAGGACCGCGACCCTGAACGGAGTCAAGCATGATCTGATACTTCAGATTAGAAGTATAGATATGCTTCTGTTCAGGACGCAGCGTATGATAATCGCCACGATCCTTCTGGAGGGAGACCTCCTCAGGTCTCCAGAAGTATCCTAGTTGTTGTGTTGTGAGTTTATCGAAGACTGGATATTTGTATGAGTCGTATCTTTGAACCCCCAAAGGTTTACCAAAAAACATAGGTTGCTTTTTAGTATTCACTTGTTCAGTATTAAAAAC